TCTTTATTTTTGATGGTATATTCTACAGGTTCAGCGGATCACTCGAACTCATACGACCCGTAGCTGCCCCGTATTGGTTAAAGTGAGTACGAACTCTACCATCAGGCCATCTTTTTGCTAGTTCCGGAATTACGTCTATGTAAGTAGTTATCAATTTTACCCATTCACGTCTTTCTACTAAAAGGCTACAAATAGGAAGTTTTAATTTCTGCTCTATAGCTTTTAATTCTGCTTCACCTGTTCCTCTAGGTTTCTTTTTATCTACAGGTGGACATTTTAATATATCATAGAATAATATAGCTAACTGTGTTGGACTGGCTAAGTTTATAGGATCTTCTAATTGCTCTGATTTAGATTTTTGCTCTAAATACTCACCATATTTGTTAGGTTTTGTTGCTATCGGGTGGAAATTAGCATCTTCTGTTAAACGCCACTCAGCTATTTTATCTTTTAATGTAGCTAACTCTGCAGCTATTTTAAGATCGATTGTATCTAATTTCTTATGATACTTTTTACTTAACAACTCAGCATATTCTTGATCTACTTCTACACCAGTCATTTCCATTTCAGCTATAGGAATTATTACAGGAATCTCTACATTTCTAAAAAGGCTATATAAACGCTGGTGACCAGGTATCTCAAATTTATCTTTTTGCCACTCATAAAGCTTATAAGTCATATAAGAGTCTGTTGCAGCATATAAAGCAAATATTTCTGGGTCAACCATCGCATACTCTATATCTTCAAATAAGTGATCTATAGAGTATTTTTCAATAGATGGATCTATCTTTTCGATATACTGCTGTTTCAAACCAGCTGACCTCTCATTCTCATCTAAAACTTTTGCACCAATCATTGTATCCCAATAAATGCTTAACTCAACACCTGTGGTGCATTTTATTACAGAATAGTCGAACTTACCATTGTGCATTATTATTTTAGTATCTGTAAGTCTACTTAATTCTTCTTTTACATCTTCTTCCGTTAATTGCCAATCAAATCTTTCTAAAGTATCTGGGTTAACATGATTTAATGGTACATAAGCATTCTTTAAACCTGGTGTATATAAACAGGGACCCATCAATTTACATGTGATGGGGTCAAGACTGTTATTCGTTTCAGTATCGACCGCAATTACATTATTTTTTATAGCTATGTCGATATAATCAGTTAACTCTTGCCGTGTCCTTATCACTTGAGTGTTGTCAGCGTATCTACCGAGAATCTTTTTAACATTCTCGGTAATAATAGCTAACTTTTCATGGACGGATAGTTTTTTGGACTTTACGGCTTTTTTTACAACAGAAGAAGAATCTTTTGGCTCAGATATTTTTTTAATTATCTTTTTAGCTTCTTTAGGGGTTTTCTTTATAATGAAATCATCACCCCACAATGAATCTACCATAGATTTTTCTCCTCAAATTATTTATTAATAAACTCTGCGAGGACGTGCTTGATACCCATCTACAGCTGCAGGTGCATTATAAGCAGGTCTAGTTTCTGCAGGAACTGTAGGTTGTCTATAAGTTCTAGCAGGTGCTTCTTGAGTAGAAGGTGCTGCAGGAGCTTCATATTGAGGTACTGCTGCAGGTGCTGCATTTACAACTTCGTTATAAGTAGGTCTAGCTGCAGGTGCCGGTGCTGAATAATTTTGTCTAGGTGCTGCTTGTGCTGTTGGTTTAGCTACATAATTATTAGCTGGAGTTTGTCCTGCTGGAGAATCAAGAAGTTTAAGCATATCTTCATATGATTTTTCAAGTACAGCTGCACCAGTTGCTTGATAACCTTCAAAAAGAGTAGTATCTTTAACATAAAGATCTTCTCTATAAATTTGAGGAGGTGCATACATGAGAGAGTATGTAGTATCTCTAGAACCTTTTGCTCCGCTTCTAGTAATTGTAAAAATCACATCAGAGAGGGGACCATATTCGTTCATGTAATTAACTAAAGTTTTAGCATAAGATGCAGTGCGTTCCCAAACCTTAGGTGTAGCAATAATCTGATTATTTTCGTCTTTAGTATATTCGATAAGGTGAATATAAATCTTAAGATAGGTCTTTTCACCTGCATCACAGAAAGGACACATATCCATAGGATCATTGGGACCTCTAAGACAGCTTACGTTTCTGTATCTTCCATCAATGTTTGCTGAGTGCACTGCTACCAAATCAAAATCTTCTGGGCTATCATGCATAATTCTAACTACTGCTTTATCGCCATCATTTTTAAGAGCGAAAAAGCCAACTCTAGGACCATTACCACTTTGTTGTCCAGCTTCCATAGCAGCGGCTCTTTGTTGGTATGTATTCCAATCCATTTTTGCCATTAAAATATCCTCCAATTATATATCTTTTTTATAGTTCAATTATTTATACAAACTTAATTATATCAATATTTAAGTTTTTGTCAAATTATTTCTAAATTTTTAAATTCTTTTTCAGTTAAATCGTTGACATCTTTTCCAAAAGGTATTCTTACAACATCTACTAAAACATCTTTTCTTATATTTTTCTTAAACCTATTTATAGCTTTATTACCAGGCGTATCACCATCAAAACATAAGTAGTAATGTCTTATACCAGATTTATTTAATATTTTCATTTGTTGCTCTGATCCAGTACCAAATAATGCTACAGCTGGATACCCCCAACCTTGAAGCGTCAAAGCATTTATTTGACTTTCACAAATATAAGCTGTTGTTTGTTTTTCTTGCAATAAAAAATTAAGTAAATAAACTGGTTTCTCTACATCTTCTGGTATAAAGAAATTTTTTGTATTTACAGACCTTTTAGTCACCATTACTAAATTATTAAACTGATCCCAAACTGGAAATGTTATAGATTGAGTCTTTGGATCAAAACCTACTTGAAATTTATCTACGACTTCTTTTGTAAGATTTCTTTTCCACATATATGGGTGATAATAATTATATTCCTCAAGTATATTTGGATCTAAAAATGTTTTTTTAGGTTTATCAAGAATAATATCAGTCAATGTTTCTTCGTACTGTATAAATGTGTTACCGAACCTTTCAAGTAACCATTCTTTACCAAAGTCTGCATTTTGACTAAAGCAGTGTGCTACAACATCATATAAATGTGCATTCTCACCGCAGGTAAAGCAGTGAAAATATCCATACTCAACTTTTGGATCAGCTTCGTCGCAGAATACTTGACAACTAGCGTGTGATTCCTGACCCATCTTATGAAAAGGACATGTTACAGTATAATTATTTCCTTTTAATTTGATTTCTCGAAAATATCTGTAACCAGTTTCCTTTCTTAAAGTTTCAAGTATATCTGTTATAGGTGTGTTTATTACTTTGTTACCTATAATAAGTTGCATTAAAACTCATCTTCCCCTATATCATGACTTTCTTCGTATCTATTATTTAAGTCTTCGCAATATTTACCACCAGCTGCATCATCTTCGCTAGGAATATAAACTAACGTACCTTTATCAAAGTTAACATTATACTTAAGAATCTTACCGTTAGCACTATCTCTGGATTTAAGTAAATGTACTGATAAAACACCATCTTTTTGATCTAAACCTAATACAACAGTTGAGTCTTGACCGATTCTATCTGATTGTGCGATATTTTGTAATCCCAGTTGACCAGTCTCATTTATAGATCTATTACCTTGAGAAACAGCAATAATAGGTATCTTCTTAAGGACTTGCAAGTTTTTGAGATCTCTAGAAATGTTAGATGCTTTAGTAACTGGATCTTTTGCGTGTCTATCATCTTCCAATAATGAGTGTTGGTCAATACATAAAATATCAAGTTTTTCTTTATCTATAAAAGCTTTTAAGGCATTTACACCGGCTGCACCACCCAGCATAGTTGGTGTTACTACCTTTATTTTACCAGGAATTTCTTCTGATAAACTATCTAAAAATCTCTTATACTCATTTTGAATATCTCTATTACCATGAATAAGTTTAGTATTTGATAAATGTGAAACTAATGTGTCTACACGATAGCCAACTTTTCTTTCAGACATTTCACCTGAATATAAACCTACTGTTAGACCTTGCTTAGCTGCAGCAATAGCTACTATAAGTAATATCCAGCTCTTACCTACATTTGGACGTGCAATTATAGTTGCTAATTCTTCTTGTCTATCCCAGCCGCCGATTATTTCATCTAATTCTTTAAAGCCTGTTTTAACATAGTATTTAGCAAAATCTTCTGATCTCTCTATATAAGCATCATATCTAGATGTATCTCTCAAGATATCAACTGAATCTAGATGAATACCTTGAGTCATTTCTTCAGATGCTTTCATATATAAAGACATAGCTTCATCGACTTTCTTATCATTTAACAAATCTTTTATCTGATTAAATGTTTTTGCTAAAGAGCGCATGTTTTTATCGTTATAAAGCTCATCTAACAAATATTTTGAAGATTCGTTTACTTCAACTATATCAAAATCACTAAATCTAGATAAGAAAGTTATTTGATCTGGAATTTTACCATATGTATTTAAATGGTTATTTATAAAATCAAAGTGTTCCTGATAATCAGAAAAAAATGTTTTATCTAAATTATTTAATACTATAATAGAAGAATCACCGGTCTTTAACAGGTAATTTAACATTTGTAATTGTATCATTGAAATAATCCTCTCTTATCTTGACCAACAAAAACAACATCATTACTGTTGTTCACAATACGACTATACAATCTGCTTCCTAAATTATCTAGAAGCTCTTCATTAGTCAAGTTAGACGTATAAATGTTTGCTTTACCATAATCTAATCTAGCGTTTATTATAGTAAGTATGTTTTCAAATTCAAAAGAAGTTAAGCTTTTTGTACCAACCTCATCAAATATAACTAAGTCAGCATCTAAAGCATTTTTCTTAATATGCTGAACATAATCAGATTTTTCTGATATATTATCTTTCAAAGAAATAAGATATTTTGGTACATGTATATACAGACCTCTACATCTTAAATCTGATTTAGACCAAATCCTATAAAAATATTCTTTTAATATTTTAATAGCAAAACTAGTTTTTCCATTACCACTTATCAATGAGTGGATATATAGATTATCGCCATTTTCAACAAATTTTTCTACAGAATTTTGGATAGATTTTAAGTATTTAAATGCTTCTAAATCTCTCTTATCTGCGTCTACTCTTAAAACTAGCTCTTTCTTATGTTTTTCTGATAATAAAGCTTGATCAAAAAGATAATCTAACTTAAACTTTTTAACACAAAAATCTTTATCACAATCTATTTTATTACATCTATCAGCAAATAAGCAGCTTTCAATCATTAAAACACCTCATCAGCTACTTCTGCTCGTCTCTGAGTAGTTGTACTTACAAATCTATTTCTGAAATTATTTGCATAATCTCTATTAAAAACATTTATAGCCCAGCTTGCGTCTCTATAACCATTTATTGTAGCTATTTCAATAACTTTAAGCGCTATATCTAAATCACCATTAGCAAAAGTATCAACATCTCGTTGAAATAAGCTCACTGCTTTCTTAGATAAGAAACCTTTCGGATTAGCAAGCACCCCATCTACCCAACTTTCGAAAGCTTCTTTCAATTCTGGGAAAGTAACTGTTATATAAGATTTCATCTCAGACGCTTGCTTTTGTTTTATTGTCTGTTTCATACCAGGTAAAACTGTTGTTTTTACTTTAGTCTTTTTTGTGACAGAATCTAAAAATTGCTTATCATCTGATGAAATCATACTAGCAAGTTTATCTATATCAATATAGATGTTATCTACCTCACCAGCAGGTTTTTGCATAACATCTACTTTCATTAATTTATTATCTATAGCTAATTGCTCTTCCAACTCTAAGGTTGTTCGCTTTGTGATGTATCTTCGATCTAAAATGAAAAATTTATCTACTATAAGCTTATTTTTCTACGTAGCTTTATTACTTATATTTATAAGCTCATTAACATAAATAGCGGTATGCAAGCCCATTACCTGAGCTATCTTAACATTATAATTTGCAAGATTATCTGTTGATAACAAATCTATAAGCATCTAAATACTCCTTTTACATCTTATACAGAACAGACTCGTCAAAAATCAATTTTTGACGAGTAAATTTTTTGATAATTTTGTTAAAGTATTGTTAAGCAAATTATAAATTTTTGTAGAAGATACTTTCTTACACTCATCTCTAGCTAACAAAACTTCTTCACTAGGTAACTCATATTGCTTAGAAAAGCTGCTACAATAATCATCATCCATACTTCTTATATGTCTAGAAAGCTTCTTTCTATTAAACTGAGTATATATGTATGGATCATTTTTCTCTTTTATCGTATCAATGCAAGCAGTGTTTACAATACCATCGATAAGAAATGAGCTCATATAATTTTTACTCTTAAATTCTTTCACGACTAAGTTCTTAATATCTAAATACTCATCAAGAGCTTTGGTATCATCTACTATAGGTAAATTTGCATCACCAGTTTCTTCTGTCATTTTGTTTAAGCTGGTGGTTTGTGTAAAGTAATCAGCACGCTTTTTAGCATTACTCCATTGATAGAAACCTTGTCTCATACTACTCATATAAATATTTATGCATTTATCGGGAGCATTATGTTGACCTTCTAGATTTCCACCTTTAGCCCATGGCTTATGATCTTTTGCGTATTGGATGCAATGTATAAGCCACTCATAGCAGGTCTCTGCATCATAAGCCCCTCTTCCTCTAGCATAATATGAGTTAATTAAATTCCAGTATCTAGCTATAACTGCAGCTAAATATCCTTCTGATAATAATGCATCATCTTTTTCGTGTTCTAAATGTTTAAAAAATAAATAACTTTTATCAGCTTTCCTCCAATCTTCTTTTAAAATACTATCTGCTTTGTTTTCATATAAACGTCTGTACTCATCCAGCATGCACGATCTCCCATGTGAACTATTTTTGTTTATATTATAAAAGCTATTTTTTAATAAATCAACTGTTTTTTATAATATTTCTGCAACAAATTTAGTTCCAGGTGCATACGCATCGATATTTTGTAAGAATCTTTCAAAATCTTTCTTTAATTCCTTAATTACTTGATTTTTGTTTTTACCTTCTATTCTATGCACATCACTGTGTTGTTGAGTGTTGATGCTAGATCTAATCTCTACAGTTTGCTTTGGAAGCTTCCATGCTGTATAAACGCATTTATCAGAGCAATCCCAGGTGTCATAAATAACACCATCTACACAGCAGGACCAATGTCCAGCCATCTGCAGAATATAATTACCTTTAGGATAAGCTTTACAAAAACGTTCACCGTTCATTCTAGGAACACCACGTTTTGCTGGGAAGCTTAATTTAACAGCTTTCAATACATTAACAACATACTTATCCGGATTTCTATCAGAATTGAAAGCTTTAGCTCCAGTAACTTTCTTATATCTATTAAGCTCAAGTTGCACTTGATGATAGTCCATTTCAGCTGCTTTAGATATAGCTCTTTTTACGCAATCTCTAACGAGTAATCCTTTAGGATGAGCATTATAATATTGATACATATAGCACCTCTTTTTATTTCTATTTACATATATATTATATAATAAAATAAAGAAAAGATCAACTGTTTTTACCAGTTGATCTAAAACTTTTATCTTAATTCTTCTATATATTGTCTTAATATAGCTAATTGCTGAGTTGTCATTTCGTCATCTATGACATAATCACTCAAGGCACCTTTTGTATTTAGAATGTCTAAAACTCGCTCATCTATAGTGTCTTTAACCCATAATCTATATATAAATACTGGTTGCTTTGTACCGATTCTATATATACGATCTTCCCATTGCTCTTGCACACCTGCTGTCCATGGTGTATTTATAAAAATAGCATAATGCGCTCTATTTAGAGTTATACCAGTTCCCATTTTTTGTCCAGTACATACTATAACTCTATGCTCAGAATCATTTTGAAACATATCGACATTATTTGATATAATATCATCTGGAATATCTCCAGTGCATAGCAATGGATTAAACTCTGCTAACTATTTATATATAAAATTTATTGATTCTTTAAAGCAACTAAAAATAACTACTTTCTCATCTGGATCAGATAATATTTGTTTAGCTAAATCTATACAACGTTCAATTTTAGCAGATGGTATGTTCTCTGTAGTTAACACATTTGGACATTCTGCTGCTTGACGTAATCTTATAACCATAGCTAGCAAATTAGCTGTAGACATTTTTACTTTATCTACTTGATCTACTATACCTTTCTTTATATTTTCATAAAAATTACTTTGAGCTGTTTCCATATCAACAAACTCATCTATTATATTCTTATCTGGAAGATTTAGTAAATCTTTTTTTCTTCTCAAAGAAACTTGCTCAAGTTGGTATTTAAGTAGATCCATATTTTTAAATCCAACTAGCATATTTCCAAAAGGACCACCATATTCGCAGTAATAATACTTAAATTTAGTTAATGTAGAATGTTCTGCACCTATCCATTTTAGAGCCATATAAGTATCTAAAGGATCATTAAGTAATAATGTTCCAGTAGCACCTACTTGATACTTAGCTTTATTTATTTTTAGTAAATTTTTTCCTTGAGAGCTGGTCGGAGATTTCATGGTATGAATCTCATCAACAACTATCATATCAAATTTATTCTTACCTTTATTTATAGCTTTTACTATATCATCATCTCTGAGTGATTCCACATTTATAATAATAAAAAACTCTTCTAAAGGATTTTTTAGCTCTTCGACCCTATCTTTAACAGATCTGGTATAAACTTTACCTTTTGAACTTATGTATTGACCAATTATTCTAGAGCTTAATGTGCTAAATTTCTATATTTCTTTTTGCCAGTTTCTTTTAAGCGTATTTATACCACAAACTATTAAGCAATGCTCTATCTTTCCTTGATTATGTAATTCTTCTGCTAGCCGAATCAATGATAAGGTGTTATGCGTAACAATGCAATTTTTTGTTAGATAACAATGTGATGGACTGTCTACAGATATGCATTTTCCAGGTTGCTTACCAACATATGTAATATTCTTTATTTTTCTTCTAGGCTTATTATATCTTTTAGACACTAAATTTTTCTTCCTAGGCAATCTAAATAAGATAGAGTTATCAGGTAAATGTATAGAAATTGTATAATGAGTAGCACACTATTTTTTCTAACCAGATGCGTCTCGATAAGAAGCTGTAAACTCTCGTGTTGAACACCAACCACCTAAAGATTGTATTAAGAATTCAAAATCGTACCGCAATTGTTTAGAAGAGGTTCCGAAACATGCTTTATTAGATAATTTTCCCTTATAAGTTTTTACTGAACTTACTGTACCATCAGTGTCCATTAATCCTTGCAACAGAGCTATACGATCTTCTACAGAACTATGTTTATAAATATCAGGAATAAATTTTGTGTAAGACAAATGATTTAATAAACCAAGCTTATCTAACTCATGCTTTAATTTAGAGGGTTTCTTTGATTTTGTTGAAAATATATAACTATATTTACCATCAAGCCTTATTTTTAATGCATCTCCCTCAAGCTGCTCTAAGCTATGTATACATTGATCAATAATAAACTGATCGCTCGAAGTTAAACTTATATATTTTCTAAAAGATCCATCCCCAATTAAGCAGCCCAAAAGATATGGATCAATAGGCAATTCATTTTTAGGAAATTTTATAGGCTCACAAAATGGTATTCTTAGACAATTCTTTTTCCAATTATCATTTTCAATAAGCCAGCTAGTAGGTCGAGCTTCATTGAACTCTGTTAGATGATATTTTCTATCACACTTATCCCAGACACCTTTATTGTATCTAACCTACCATAAATGATCTTTGCAGCAAATTATAGAATCTTTTGTTGTAAAATCTAATTTATACATGTCTAAAGATTCGTGATAAAATTCTTCAATAACTTTACATGGGTTTCCCTTATCATCGAAAACTATATCACCAGCATGTATAGCATCGATAGGTTTAAATCCATTAGGTGTTAAAACAGGTGTATCTAAAGGAAGCGCTTTACCAAGCCCGGGAGCATCAAGTAATAACCATTTAGGATTATTTAATCCAAACTCTACAGCTTCTGCTTGATGCTTAAACATCTAAAAAGGCTCATCAGGTTTTTGTGAAAAAATTATATTTTTAGCTTTTTTATCTTCAAGTAAATTTAATTCTATATCATCTATTATAGAAAAATGATCTAATAAATAAGAAAGGTTAGTTATTGGAACTTCCCACTACTTTGTTTTAGCATCATAATCTGATCCTTGAGCGTTTTTCAGAACATCTACAACTAGTGGGTTGTATGGACTTTCTACTACTAATGCTGTTAGTCCAGGAACTTTTTTAGCTGTTTGCTCTGATATTTTTATCATTATTCAGCTATCCCTTCTTCTAGAGTCAATTTTTCTTCAAATAATGGTGTCACATATGCTTTTGACATATCATACTTAGAAACTTGCTCAACTTTGAATTGAATTTTTGCAGTCACTCTAAATTTTGTATCACAAAAATCACATTGATAACTTTCTTCTAAATCCATAGACTTTCCTAAGAAATTATCTATTTTACCACTATTTACTTTATCTATATCATGAGGCTTACCTAAAAATTTATCTGGATAATATATTTCACTAGGTAAATATTCTGCTCCACAGTGCGGACAAATTATGTAATCTACTTTCTTATTCGAATGTTTCATAATTAAAATCTCCTACATATATTTATACAGGTCATAAAAGAAAAGAACCATGGATTTCTAAAACTTTTCCATGGTTCTCTATATTTATTTTAATCTAATCTACCATCATCAATTCTAATTGATTGATTAAGTGAGCTAGTAGCAAATTTAACCTTACTATTTGCAGGTATTCTTAAATTATATTTTGTAGTTATATTCTATTTGTTAGAATCTTCTCCAGTATATGGTCTCTCTATCAATTCTAGAATTGAAAAGACTTTTGTTGAGTCATCCGTATAATAGCTATTTTCATTAAATCTAGTAGCAGATTCGAGAGCGAATTCTATTCCTTCATATTTACCATCTTTATCAGTACCATTAAGTCTTTGCCAAGACATATTATTTATACTTTTGTCATTACCTGATATTGAAATCTTAGCCACAATATGTAAATTAGGTGTGTTTATTTTATCCTCACCTTCTTCAAAAAGTATAGCGTTAGTACCTAATTTTAATTTTGCAATGTTTCCAAGAGTAGTATCACCAATAGGTATTGAGTTTAATATTTCATAAATATTTGATATTGAAAAATAATATCCAAACATATTAAATTCAAATCTACCACTATCTATTACAAAATATCCTTTATCATCTAATCTATCACCAGAAATAACAAAGCATTTTTTATCTACTAATCTATTTATAATGGATGTTAGATTAAATTCCGTCATCATCCTAGCTGATGCGTCTTCAGTCTATCTCTATGTTGTTGGAAATACTTTTATATTAGCACTATTTATAAAACCCATTTCTTCTCCCTATTATTAAGAAGCATTTTTAAATTGCAGTTCCCACTCTATGATCAAGACTTCTGATGCAGATATTGTTATTCCATCTTCTGCTTCTTCAGGCACTATATTTATAAATGCTAATGGTTTAGATATGTCTTGAATATTTTTATTAGGAAACAATACTACAGACTTTAACCCCGCGGTTTTATCTCTCAATTGATCATACAGAATTATTCCAGAGAATATTACATTATAATTATTATAACTCTCTTTAACTTCTATATTGGATAATAAGCTTCTATTTGTTACATTGCTTGTGAAATCTTTTATATCATTATCTGAAAGTGTTAATTTTTCCGCAGAAGCATCAAGATATCTTGGAGAGTTGCTTGGATTATAATTCTAAATTAAACAATCACATAGGTATTTAAAAAGATGCTTTGTACCATTATTTTTAATTCTAAAAGAATCTTTAATGATATTAAACTTAGTATCTACTTTTTTTATAGTTACAATACCTTGATATGATATATTATCAATATTATTCAAGTTAGTCATACTGTTTCCTTTATTATCTACTCTAAATTTAGCAAAGGAATCTGATAGTAATAATATCAGATTCCTTGACCTTATTCATTACTATATACTTTTTCTACTGTCTTTTTAGTATCATCTTTACTAAGATTTAAGTAATCATCAAAATCAGGTATTTTATTGCTTTCGCCTTTATTAGATCCATCTAAGTCATCATTACTTACAATAAGACCTAAATCATAAGTGCCTAACAAATGACTAGCTTGTGATTCGATACCAGTTTCTTCTTCAACTGATGAGCTATCATAATCGATATCAGGATTGATATCTATCATATTATCTGTACTAGATCTAATTGTTCCTAGATTATAATTACTAGATTTATAAACAGTAACTATATTAGCTGGATTAATTTTTGTAAGTAAGTCTGTTTCTGGCTCTTTATATACTCTCAGTATATATATGTATCCAAATGGTAATATATACCTTAAGAATTCTTTTAATGCAATCTTATTTACTATATCTACAGGTGTTAATATCTACACATAATGATCGAGTCCAGTTGCTTCATCTAAACTACTAACAATATTTACAACAGGCTCTTCTATAGAATTTTCGCATTTTAAGATAGTTTTAACAGCCATTTCAATACCTTTCTTTGTACCTTTATATTTAAGTGTACTCTAAAAAGCACCTATGATAGCTCTCAAAACATCATCATCTAAATATTCTTTTGTGAAAAATCCAACTTTTTTTGCTAATAGATCAAGAAATATATTTTTACATTTACTAGATGTATTTAAGTTAGTCATTGTAGCTATGTCAGCTCGTTGACCCATAAATATAGTATCATCTAGTCTAGCCATAAGCTAAAAATCTCTAGAATTATCAACAAAACATTTTGGAAGATTATTTTCAAATCTAAACATTTTTATTATTTCCTACTTTGTTTAGCTACACTTATATTTGAGATTGTTGAAGTGTTTATTTGAGATATAACAAACTTATTTTTGATGTGATTTGTATCAAAAAAGCTTTCTGGATCTGTTGGATCATTTATAGCGATACCTTCATCTACTCTATATGTAAAATCAAAAGGTGGTAGATCATCTTTATTTATTTGTGTCAATTGCTTTATTCTAGTTAAAACCGCATTGCCAGCACCACCATCTAACTCATAATCAGCTACTATATCACTATAATCTATAAACTTATTTGGATTATATAATGTTACATTAATGATCTCATCTTTAGCTACATCAGTAACTGATATTTGTAGATTTTTCTAAGCATAAATGTAATCTGGATCTTTCTTTGAAAAAATTTCATCAGGTAACCTAAGAAAAATGACATTATCAGAATGCTTTAAGTCTTTAGCGTCACTTGTAGAAAGCTCCTCTTTAATAAATGACCATGTGCCTGTTTCTGTACCTGTTTTAACTTTAATTGTAATTTTTGCATCAGAATCTGTTATACTTGACTGTATCAAAACAGGAAGAAATGATTTACAAAAAGTGGGACTTACACATGCTTCATATAAAAATTTATGCTTTACATCTGTTGTTGCTTTATTTTGCATACTTAAACTAACAGTATCATTAGAATATGATTCCGAAACAGAATCTGATTCTACATTAGTAGAAGTATCACTAGAATTCGCTTTATGCCAAAATATATCATCTGAAGGATTTTTATAAATACTTGCACACAAAGACTTAGATACCGTACCATCGCTTAGTAAAAGTTCTGCTGATTGATTCGAACCGCCAGTTAATGCAACAGGTATATTAGTTTTAATTGAGTTTCCAGCCCCCGCAGCATAATTGGTATTACCACTTAATGTAAAAATTACATATTGATCTTTCTGTAAGGTTTGAGGGGAATCACTCGAACATATTAATTGTAAACTACAAAAAGCATACCACGAATAATTATCTGTATCTACACTAGAGCTATTATCTAAATCAATAGTTGATAATCTTAAATAAGAATCTTCAAATTGATCTACTTTATATTTAAAATACTTTTGAAGATCTGCTGTTAACATTATTGGTGTATTACTTAGAGTCATCCCTGCAATAATATATTCCTCTGAATCTTCATCATCAGGATCATAATCTGGATTTAAAATTTCTTTATTATCAAAACTTAAAACAGCATCTTGACCTAATGTTATTATTTGCATTTCTTGCACAGAAAAATCATAACCTTTACCTAAAGGTTTCCATGTAACATCTGCAGCAACACCATTAGAATTTAAATCTGACATATCAGGTAAGTTGCAAGTCCAGTCTTTATTTTCTAAGTTAGATACTAAACCTTGAATTTTTAATCTAGTGCCAGAGCTTAATAGAGCAATGAATGATTTACCAAAGTCTGTGTAGATAAAATATTCACCATTCTTTAAAATTCTAGATAGATAACAGTATACTGATGATTTATCAATCACTGATCCTGCAACTTTATCTTCACCATTAATTTTTGCTGCTTTCACAAGTTTATAATAATTACCATCTTTCCTTAAATCTATCTTAGAAGTTTTTTCTTCATCTGAGTAACAAAAATATTTGATTTCATCTGATTTAAATAACTCATTATCAGACTCATTTAATGACCAGCAAGCATATATTGCTTTTTCTTTATTGTTTAATATAACAGCATTTTCTTCCTAAACTTCTATAGTATTTGTTGTTTCAAGATTTTTTATGTTTGACTCATTTCCACCATATGCTGGAAGATCAAAAGATGTTTTAATTATTTTTCCTGGACCAAATGTATAAGTAGATAATCCTGCGGTTGTTCCATTAGTTATAGCTACACCAAGCATACTTAAAAGGTCATTTTTGTTTTCCGCAGCATATACATATTCATTATCTCTGAGTTGATAGATGCTATTTTTTAATATTGTTTTATTAGAATCAAGCGTTTTAAAAGCGACATATAAATATGTGGATAAGGTTTTTATAGTAACAAAATTTGGTGCATAAAGCTGTACTGTTTCATTTTTAAGCAACTTTCTATCACCAGTTGTTACATTCATATTAACACCAGTAGTAACTGTAGCTATATTTTGAATATATGATGAAGCAGCATCACACATTGTATTTGTAACTTTTTCAACCTTTCCAGCATTAACTGCATACTTCTCAGCTGGTTGCATAAAGAAATCTAACGAAGCAGAGTCGTCAAATATACAATATGGTGTTACACCTGCTAATATAGATTTAGCTATTATATCTATTTTTTGATCTCTTGACAATGGAGATGCTTGCAAGTCTTCATTGCTACCACCATTCTCTACAGCGGTCATGCTATAAGTATTTATCGTTGGTTCATCTAACAAAAATTCTTTTATACGTTGGTCAGCAGATTTTACTGTTTTAACTATTTCTTCGTAAACTAAAGCTTCCCCGAAATTTATATTTCTACTATTATACTTTTTATATAAAGCTTTTTGTACATTTTGCTCTATTTCTTTAGCTTCTATAGAAGATATTTTTTGATAAGTTAATATTTTACCGCTTAATTCATATAGATTTTTATATAGGAAGGTTGTCTACTAACTATTATTTATCCAATCATGCTAAATAGCTTTACAATCATCTATTGATTTTTGAGCTAGACGCATTGTATCATTCTTTGTTTTAAATGTTGTGTTATAATTATCAGCAGTACTTACAGACGTAGCATTATCTAAAGCATATACTACTAAGTTGAACGCATTCATCAATACTTTACTTGTATCTTCTACATTAACGTTAACTAGACGCTCACTCTTACCATTAATATCAAAAGTTTTTACTTTATAGGATCTTTCATGATCATCTGTTCTGTCAGAAACAACGACGTTAGATACTGCTCCAGAATTATATATAGCAGACTCATAATCTTTTGTAGTTACTAAAGTATTGAAGGTACCAATAGTACGTCTATAATTTCTATATGCTTCTTCTAAAGTTTCTGGATTAGAACCATTAGTAGCGCTTTGATAATTAGTGACTTGAGTAAATAAAGATAGATCAATCTCATCACTACTTGCACTGTAACTACCATCACTTTTTAGATAATAAACACCATCAATACCGCCCTTAGCCATCAAGCTATATTGTAATTTTGTAAGTGTTCCTAAACTTATATTACCAGCTGCACCAGTAGATAATATATATTTGATATAAATACCACCACCGAAAATATTAGCAGCGTCTTGAGGAAATTCTACGTAGCAAGTATTAGAGTTAGGTAAAACACCAAATTTATATATTTTAGTATTTAAACCTGATGTCTCTAAGTTTGATACTCTAGTCCATAAATCTTGCATAGTAGGATCATTTGAAATAAATATACCATTCTATGCAACCATAGATTCTGTAAAATATAATCTATAATCAGAATCTAAATTCTGTATTGTAATTTTTTCTTGCCCATTTATTGTGTAAGATTGTATAGGTCCTTCCATAGCTAGAACTTCTATATCTGTAGTGGATTCTCCAGAACTTTCTATAATAGCATCCTGTAGAAGAGTAAAGACTATAGAGCCTGTATCATCTTTCAAGGTTGTAAATCTAGGTATTTTGTATAAAATATCACTCGAATTTTCTTTTATTTCTTCGAGATTTTCACCTTGCACATACTTAAATACAACAGGAACAGTGGCTGATCTATACCACTGCATGTCATAACCTAAAAGGTCATAAAGTTTTTGAGCATTACCTCTCTGAGTGACAGATGTAGGAAAATTCTCTAAAACATTTTTATCTATATTATAGTTTAGTTTATCAGCAATAAATGCTTTAAGTTTTAATAATGCTACACCAGGGTCTGATTCATTAGAGTCATTTGGATTCCATCTGCTAGTAAGCTCAGGAACTAGAGCTAAAAGCTCTTCCATGACATTTCTAAAATCTTTATTTGTGTAAGATAAAGAATTGATGTTTATATTTGTATGTTTCATCCTAATTCCTCTAAATTAAATAAAGCTAGATTCATGTCTTCTAAATTAAAATCGATCATGTTTGTAGCTTTTATATTGCAATAAAGTGTTGTTCCATCCGATGTAACTGTTATATTTTTTCTATCTGCTTTTATCTAAGGCATATATGTAGCAATAGTCGAGTAAACAGTATCTATAACTAAATCTCGCAACACAGTATTGTTTTGTTCAAAAATTAATCTTTTTAATGTTGTACCAAAATATGGATCTCCGAAAAAACTCGTCTTATCCGATTTTAAAAGCAATAGCAGATTTTGTGCAGTAGCTTCTCTATCATATACCAGATTTGTACTAGCAGAACTAAACATTTCTGGAAAGGCTATTGAGTTCATTTATACCCCCTTATTTTAGAGCATCGATTTTAGCTGCTAGATCATCTAGCTAAGCCTATACATCAGACGTTAAGTTTGCTAACATAAATAATTTTGAGTAATCGATTTCTCCAATCATAATATCTTTTGGTAATTGTACTTTTTCGCTTACATTTAGTGCTCTACAATTAATAGCACTATCAGGTATGTTTGTTATGGCTTCTCTATATAGCTGACCAATAATTACTAAGTCAGTCATACTATTATTTTCAAACATAACAAAAACAATATCACCCTCGTTTATGCTATTATTAATCCCTTTAGGGACGCAAGCTACAGCTTCTCTTAAGTTAGCAAAATCTGTGTGTTCTGCATCTCCCTAAATCCTATCAAAAATAGGAATTCTAACTTTATAAGTATACTCAGATAGCACTCTTTCAACTATAGCTCTAGTTAGCATATTAAACCTCCGAATCGCTTCCAATTCTTATTAATGATAAGGTCGTCTTAAACCCATCTTTTGATATATTATCTGTCTATTTTGTTATTGTATATAACCCACTGCTGTTATGTTTCTAGCCATAAAAATATGTGTTTATTTTTATGTAAGACATAAGCATTGATGGCCTTAATAAACCTTTTACTGTTAAAGTTGCTTTAACAGGATATTGAGTTACCTATGTCCACCATGTCTTATCTACTTGAGTTGTTTTAAATTCTTTTGAGTTATTCGATATAGAAGGGGAATATATAGATTCTATAATACCATCATTGTTTATTCTATAGACATAATCTGACTGATTCATTTTTTTAGAGTAATTATATAGAATAGAATAGGTCTAATCATCATCTATAGAAAAGCTAGATACAGCATCTATGCATGGGAAACCTATATCTATTTCATATGTATCTAAAGAATTTATCTATTTTTGACTAGTTTCTAATTTAAATACCTAAAAATAAGGACCACCAAAAACACCTGAGTAATCATCATTAACAGTTAAAACATATCGAGCGCCAGTAATATTAGAATTTTGATTATCACTGCTTGGCTGCATACATAAAACTAAGTAATTTAGATAATCCCATATTGTTACACCAGTTTTTGCTTCCAGCTTAACCGGTTTATCATCACCAGCTATTAAATTATTACTGATAACTAAATCTTTATCTCTCATCCATAGAATACATCTAAAATACCATAGATATTATTATATAGTAATTCTTTTATTTTATCACTAGGTTTCATTGTTCTGGAACCAAATGAAAAAGTACCAGCTTGCAGAGTTAAAGCATCACTAATAGCTGTTATTGTATAACTTATACTTGAGCTACTTAAATCTAAATTCTATCTAACATCAGTTATAGTTGCACCTTCTTCCTTATACATATACATTGGACTTGAGCAATCACCATAACTAATAATCATTCTACGCGAACCAGAAACTGAGCTAAAAACTTTGTCTAAAAAGTTAGGGTCATCTCCAGCTGTTATTTGATATTTCATATTTAAGGTGTAAGTATTTACTGAACCATTTAATTTTACGATACTTAAAGACTCAATATAATTTGGGTATCTATATTTTTCTGCAAAACTATATTCTGCACCGCCTTTTTCCTTGCTATAGGTACCAAAAGTGTAATTACCTATCTTAACTGATACAAAAGGCGCTTCTACTCTAGTTGTGTTTCCTAATAATTTTATAGACATTGATTATACCTCAACATAAGAAATACCAGCTAATGTAGGAATTTTTAATTGACTACCAACTTTAGGTTTTTCAAAAGGATCTTGCAATCCATTAAAATCCATTATAACCCAAAAATATAATGGACTATTATAATAATAAAGTGATATACTATCAAATGTTTCATTATTCTTAACAATGTGTATAGTATAACTCACATTTTTCGATAATTGGCTAGTTACTCCATAAACATATTTTTCATCTTCGCTATGATACCAATAAGGAAAGCCAGAATATCTACATATATAATTATAATCTAAGTATGTTTTATCTTGAAGAATTTCTGACATAATATTTTTCCTTATTTATAAAGTCTTTTTTCTAAGGTTTTATCTAAACCTCTAAAACTTCCCATTGCTGCAACTGTTTCTGCATCATATGGATCGGTTTCAGTTACAGTAAACTCAACAGTCACTTGAGCATACTTATTATCTGATAAAATAGGAAGCTCATATGTTACTGATACACTTCCATTTACTATACCTTTTATAAAGATTTCATTTCCAAATCTAACAGCTACTTGAGGTGGATTAACCATTTTAGAAGCTGATTTATAAGAAGGTAAAGCAACAGCTTGCAGCTGTTTAATTATAGTATCAACATAATCATCACCAAGCTCTACTGCAAGATTACTTATACCATAATTTATTTGAGTCATCATTTCTCTATGAAACTTTAATCTTATAGTCAAACTCCTAGGTCCAGAACTGGAATATGAGTATATCGGAGCAGATCTGCTCAAAGGTGTGCTACTAGCAAATTGAGCTTCTAAAGTATCTGTAATCGATTCTGGATATGTTGGTAAAACAACAAATTGACCTGTTTGCTGAGAATCTGAGCTCTAACCTATGTGATATAGATATAAGTAATTCTCAATCATATTAAATTTTGAATTGGAACTTACTAGTCCACTATATGCTGAGTAAGCGCTCATTTAGTATTTCCTTATTCTTTATATTTAAGCAATTTATTTAATTGATCTATTATAGCTGGATCTTTTGTTTTATTTGCTTGCTCGGCAAGTCTTTCGCATTCTCTATAATAGCTTGCAAGTAATTTTTCAGAATCTTTATCTATAAAACCGTTCGCATCCCACACTGTTTGTAAATTTCTAACATCAGCGTAATTATTAACAGTCTTATATGTATATGTTCTCAATCTAGGCTACCATATACCTGATTGTGTCTAATTTAAGTATTTCTGAACTTTCATTACATTACTTTCAAATTGCTCAGCGTTACTAATTACATTGTTTACTAAATACTCAAATAATCTTCCGCAAAATGCATAATTATTAGAATCGTTTATCTTCAATAAACTTAAATTACTTATTAGCTTTTCGTTTAAATATTCGTTAAAATTAGAATATCTTTCTCTATAACTTTGAAATTGAGCTATATCTTTTTCGCTTGTAGAAATAACTTTATCTGCAAAAGGTAATGTATTACTATAATTTCCCTCTAAAACAACTAAACTAGATGTGTTAGAAATAGGTACTTTTATTATAAGTCTTAAAAATTTTTCATATTTAAGTAACGTAGATTGATCTAGCTACATATCAGAAGCTACATCTGGTTCTTTAGCACCTACGATACATGGACTCTAAAAAATGAAGGGTTTAGAAAAAGCTGTTTCATCCCTGTAATAATTATTTCTACTCATCAAAATATCATGATCTGCTTTATAGATACCAAAATCTTCACGATTTAATATGTTTAACATTCTCCACAAAAGCCTAGTAGGCTCTTGCAAACAACCTTTTTTACCTATAAAAACTGGTACTAAAGAAACTGGTGTTAAAGAATCTAAAGCTACTGTATATTCTTGACAAAAGTTTATAGGAATACTAAAATATTTGTAATTTGTATTTGTCTTGCTTATTAAATCATGAAAAGGTGCTTGCTTTATTCCATAATCATGCTTTATGTCTAAATTTGTAATATATTCATTAGAAAATAAATTGTAGAAAGGCATTAGATTAATATCATAAACAGCTTTATATGTTCTTATATATTTACCTAAATATGTATGTGTTTTAGAATCATAAGTGTCAGAATCTGAGACATATCTAGTAGTTATTCCTGGATAATCTTTTCCAAAAACATATGGTTGGTATATTGTAAAAAAGTGATCGTAAGCATTTATATAAGTACCATTTTCATAAAATCTAGTATTTTCTTTTATACATTTATCTACATAATCTAATGGCGCATCTACTCTGCTTAATACAATATCTTTATCATAAATATAAAGATTACCAGCTGTCAAATGATAAACATTTTTAGCAAAAGGTATCATAGGTACAGGTGTATTCTGGAGGATATATTTTATGTAGTTTGATTGTAATGTATTGTAATTAAATCTCTAAAGCACTTCTTAACCTCCAACAGCGTATGGATTTAAACCAGAAATTCTAACATCTTCTCCATCTAAAGTAACTTTTATATCATCAGTATTATCTACCCATACTTTAACATGGTTACCATCTTGATCATCACCTTGCAAAAGTTTTATTAGTTTCTTAAGCAAAGCAGATGTAGAATTTTCATCTTCTTCTGCGCCTTTTATCTGTTCCTCACCATCTTCTTTTGCAGATGTAATAGCATAATCAGACATTTCATCACCGTTACCATTACTTACATAAGAGCTGACTGATGTAGATTGTGCTACACCAGCTTGAAGCCCCATAAAGCCAGAACCTCTTTCCATAACAGCATTAGCATTACCCCAAACACCTAAACTTAAGCTTCCACCTTTAGTTAAAGTACTTAAAGCATTTATACCTTGAGCTAAAATAGAAATACCTGCTATAGTAGATTTCATTAAACCAACGACTGTAGTTTCAAGGTCAACACCACTACCCATAACAGAAATTGTTGGAATAGCTATACCACCAGTTAATTGTTCTATTACATCTAAAGCCATCCAGGTCATGTATCCGACAGCATTACCAGCAATATTACTAGCAACACCATCCATGAAATTCTCATAAACATTACCTAGAAGTTCTGATATATGCATTCTTTTAGCAACATAACCTAACTGAGCGTTAGTTTCTGCTAACATATTATTATATTTCAAGTCTGCGTCTGATACTTTGTTTAATGTTTCTGTGTTTAAATTAACTGCAGCAGCTAAATCTGCTACCTCAATCCCTAAAATGCTTGACCATTGTTGTCTTAAAACTCTATTTGTATTTTTACCTGTTTCTTGAACAAACTCAACAATAGATCTCATTAAAGCATCAACATTATCTACGCTTATACCGTTTGTTAACATTTCTGCATAAGATAATCCAGCTTTGTTAGAAGCCATAACTAGCAAGTTTTGCATATTGCTAGATTGAAGCGTTTCTACATCGCCAGTACCTAAAGCATTAATAGATGCAGCTAATTGTTGTATCGTATTATCTGAAACACCTACTGAGCTTAAAGAGCCTAACCACTTTTGTATGGTATATTCCATTTCAACAGATGTTTCTTTATCTAATGAGGAACTTAAATTAAAAATTGCATCTTGAACGCTATCAAAATTTGTAGATAAATAAGCAGAATCTTCATAATACTTATTTAACATTTGAGTTAAGTATGCTTCCATACCAACTCTAGCTGCTGTACTATCTGCACCTTGCAGCCTAATTATTCTCATCAAGCTTCCAGAAAAAGTATCAAATGTGGTAACAATCTTATCACTAACAGTTTCTAAGAAAGCTCTTTGCTCTAAGTTAAAAGCGATACCTTGATCTACTAGAGCATTTAAGTTCTCTAGCATCTCGCTTTGTGTGATATAAGGACTAGCAGCTAAATTATCTCTTATTAATTCCGATATTTCGGCGAAATGTCCATAATTTTGGCCTTCATAGCCCTATAATCTAGCATCTATTTTAGAAGAGTATCTACCTAGTAACTCTGCTTGACCTTTTATGTCAAACATATTACCTAGATTGCTTAAAACATTTCCTAAATTTTCTTTTAGCTTTTCACCAGCTTCTTCTAAACTGGTTTTCATGCTATCGCCAGCTACTTTCAACTTTTCAGTGAAACCAACGGCACTATCCATCTACATCTAATTAAGATCTTTTTGAGCCTAAATACGCTCTTTTCTAAGCTCTTTTTCAGATTTCTATTCTAAAAGTAAATTTTTCTTACCAGCATCAGTAAAACGTTTTATTATTTTATTAACTTCTGTCTTTATGTCAGCATCTGACATTCCTGGATTAGCTTTTTTGAGTTTTTCAGCAATGGCTTTCTATGCATTTTTTTCTCTAGCTGCTTCTGCTTTTTTTCCAGTTACTCTAGCATCCATACTTGTAGTAGCCATGCATTACTCCCTTTAATCTTTACTCTTAGACTTTGCTTTTATATTATCCAAATACTCTTTTGTTTTTATAGCATCTTCATGGATAAATTCTAGTAGATATTCTCTTTCTTTTGGGGTCATTTTCCCAATATCTAAATAAGATGTGTTTATATTTTTTGATATTAAAAATCTTTCTTTTACAATCTGTTTCCATCTTATCGGAGCGAAAGGTTTACCATCACTCGTCAAAGGTGGGTCCAAAAAACTCCCCTGTGATGCGAAACGGAGCGTTATAATCTACACCGCACTCAGAGCATCTAGTAGGAACTATAGCTTGCAACCCTATTTTAAGATTTAATTTAGACCCAGCCTGTATGATTCTTGCTGTATCTCCCATAGACATCTTTCTTACCATTTGTTCAAGCCTAACTGGGTCAATAACTTGCCCATCTATTGTTTTAATCATAGATTGAGCATTATATAAAGTATCTAGATTTACATTTAAATCTGGATTTCTTCTCTTCGCATCTTTTTTCTTTTGTGCTATTTGATCTAGAATTCTAGGTGTTTGAAATTTTAATTCTACTGTCTTTTTACAGTTAGGAAGATAAACAGTAGAATATTTCTTATACTCTTCTTCGTTATATTCTAAAACTTCTAAATCATCTAGATCGATACTATACTTATCTATGTTACCACATGCTGGACAAACAGTTTGTACTTTATACTCAGGTCCATAAGTAACGACTCTTAACCTATGCAAAAGATATTGATAATCACCTAAATGCATATCATATGCTGATATTCCAATAGGATCTAAAACACAATCATCTATTACTTGAGATAAGACTTCATAAGCATTTTCAGATGGTGATAATCTTCTCATTTCATCTTCTGTAGTCATAGAGCGCATTCTAAATTTAGAATTTATATCTCTACTATAAATTTTTCCTAAAGATGGTAATGTGAAAGATTCTTGAATTGTAATGTTATCCATTATATAATCCTCCATATAATCTCTAACTAAATATTTTATTGTTATAAATTATATTATAAATGAATTTTTATTTTAGATTTTACGTATATACGTAATTATCTATATAAATAGAAAAGACATTGAATAGTAAACAACTTCTCATCTAACTATTCAATGTCTTAAGTTATTCACTGTAATTTCAGTATTCTCTTATATACAATATTTTATACAGGAATTGTACATTATATATTATTTTATTCTGCTTCGTCGTCAGGTTTACTCATTAAA